AACCATTGCGTATGATTGGGCTAAAGCTTCGGGAACTACTCTTTATGTCCTGTAGTAATACCGACCTTAAACTTTCCGGATTTAACGATTTCTTTTGCATTTACATTTGCTTCTTTTACATTATTAACAAGCTTACTTGTATATGTAGTAAATGTAGAATTTGTCAATTCGTCAAATGATTTGATGTTAGACAGCTGAAATGCCTCAATAGTATCCAATACTGCCTCAGCATAGGCCTTATTTTTGGCGTCAAATTGGCTGACCATTGATTGTGGGTTAAACATATTAAACATAGTATTTTCCTGTTCTGATGTATTCAGCTCGTTTCATTCTTGCTTCAATGATTGCGCCGAAGAATATTTTAAAAAAGTTTTTGATTGATTGCATGATATTCCTAGTTAAATTTGGTTTGCGTATAAATTCTCATTAAATTCTCAACCTCTGAAATAGTTTGAGGATTACTCTTTAGAATAAATGCCTCAAACTGACACTTTGGTTTTAAATAAGATAAAAGTTTCTTAATCATAAATTGTCCTTACTAAGTATTTTGATATAAGTATTACTACTGATATTATTTATAAGGAATTGTGTTGCAAACGCATTCATTTAGGTATATATAAGGATAGGTCGCCGAGTTATCACCTCGCACCTATTCTAACACTTAAAGGAGTGCCAGCATGGATATCTATAATCAACAAAAACCAGTATTGCCTTATGTTTATCGTTGTGTAGAAAAAAATACAGGTAGATTTTATATAGGGTATCGTTTTAAAAATACTCGGCCAGCCGATGAGGACTTTGGGAAACATTATTTCACATCTAATGAATATGTAAAATCAAACTTTGATAAATTTGACTCTGAAATAATAGCTGAATTTGCCGATAGAAAATCAGCATTTGCTTATGAAACTAAATTAATCAGAGAAACAAAATGTGAGGATCAAATCAATGCAAATAAACATAATAAATCAAAGAGACCGTATCAAAAAACGGAAATAAATTTATATTGCCTATTACCTACTTGTGGTAAATATATAAATTCATCAATAAAAAGGTTTTGTTGTAAATCACATTCAGCTACATATTCTGCAAAAAAACAACATGGTACTTTAAATGTGAAACTAAAATCACCAAAACAAACAAAACCAATTGACCAATCAATTGACCAATTAAAATCAGTAAAAATAAATTCAAAGATTAAAAAAGAATCTTATGAGTATAGTTATTTTAAAAGACATTTTATTGGTCCAATTTTACCAAAGAAAATAGCTAAAAATAGAGGCATAGGAATTTATTTCAAAGAACCTATGCCTCTTTAAAGTTTAACAATTATTATCTTCATATTTCAAAGAAGCTATAACCCAGTCCCTCACAATGCTGCTACGAACAATATCATCTACAGTAAATTCTATTCTGGTGTGTGATTCCATCAAATCGGCAATATCTAAAAACTTTGACAGTCCAGACATATCATTTTTCTTCTTGTTCAAATCATTTTGTCGGTAATCTCCGCAAAACATAATTTTGGACATATAGCCAACACGGGTCATGCAAGTATTCAATTCTTCCCAAGAACAATTTTGGCATTCATCCACAATAATAATAGCATTATCCCAGGACATTCCACGGATAAATGATGTGGATATGAATTGAATATACCCTTGTTCCTCAAGACGATCCCATGCGTCCTTGCGACCAAATAGAGTATCACATATCTGAACATAGGGCTGCTGATATATTTCCATCTTCTCATTTACATCACCAGGTAAATATCCCATATCTCTTGATTGAACAGCAGAGCGAACAACAATGATTTTACTAAATGGATTAGATTTATCCATCACCTCTTCAATGGCTTTATATAATGCACAGAATGTTTTACCAGTACCAGCCACACCATGTAATGCTACAAAGTAATCACCTCTTTTGTAGGCATCAAAGAATAATTTTTGGTTTTGTGTGAGAGGGTCAAATGTTTTAAGGTCATCTATTCTTAACCTTAAATGGTTGGATGGTTTTGGTGCTGGTTGTTTAAGTTCTACAACATTTTCATGAGCTAAGTTGGTTGCTTGTTTGCGAGCCATTTATTTTTCCTAATACATGAGTTTTGTGGATTTTACAGGTTACCCAAGAGTTCCAATATTGTTCACTTAGTAAAGCATGACGATTGAATATTTCCCAAGTTTCCCAGTAATTGCAAGCTGATCTAGTTTTACACAAATATAATATCTCTCTTGTATATTGATCCTCCCCATTTTTTATAACTTCTTTCTGTAATTCCTCATTACTTCCCCAGTAATTTAGCCAATCACTGGCCTTCCGTATTTTTTTCTTTTTACCTTTGATTTGACGATAACCAGCCTTGGTAAATAGTTTTTTACCAATATACTTTTTACCTGTTTGATGGTGTGTGATTAAGTAAACATAACCCACATTGTCGGCTATGTGTTCTTCTTTGAATTCTTCTGCTGTATTATGATAAAACCAAGTCAATCAATAATCCTCATCTTGTTCCAGTTCTTCTTCCAGTATATATTCTGCACAGAACGGACAAAATTTAGGTTCATCTTCACAATCTAACTCATCATAATGTATGGTAAATTTAGAATCACAATTAGAACAATGGTGCTTCACTATTTTCATTTATTTTCCATATTAATTGTTCTGTAATTTGCTATTGCTGCCTTGATAGCATCTTCAGCCAATATTGAACAATGTATCTTTACAGGTGGTAGTGCCAACTCATGAGCTATTTCAGTATTTTTAATTGTACCGGCTTCATCAAGAGTTTTACCTTTGACCCATTCAGTAACCAATGAGCTTGATGCAATAGCAGAACCACACCCATAGGTCTTAAACTTTGCATCTTGAATTAGTCCTGTAATTGGGTCAACCTTAATTTGTAATTTCATCACATCACCACAGGCCGGTGCACCAACCATGCCGGTGCCGATGTTCAAATCACCCTTAGCAAATGAACCCACATTTCGTGGGTTTTCATAGTGATCCAATACTTTTTGAGAATATGCCATTATTTTTCCGCCAATGTAGGTTCAACTTTACGCCGACTTATAAACCAACCGATAAAAGCTAGTATAATAAAACCTATGAGTAATGCCAATAGTATATTACCAAATGCCGCACTCATACCTAAACTACTAGCCAACCAAGCCAGACCTAGACCAGCAGCAACACCGCCTAACATGGCACCCCAAGGTTTAGATACAGGTGTGGCCACAGGAGTAGGTGCCGCCGGTGTCGTTGCAGATTTTGTTGGTGTAACATCTTTTGTGACCGGCGCAACATTTTTATTTGTCACATTTGTAGATTGTTTACCCATAGGTTTTCCGCCACCTAAGCGTTCTGCTTTAATGCTAAAACTAGAAAAAGCCAGCACACTTACAAATAATAATACTATTAGTTTTTTCATTAATTTTTAGGGTGTTTTCCACCGCAAACTGGACAACCTTCGTCTGTATTTTTCATATTATTTACCAAAATATGATTTAAGCTTTGCCTGTGCGGCTACAGCCCAAAATGGTTGTGGAAAATTCCAACCAACAACGGCACCAACTGCGACCCAAAATAGAATTTCTAACATTTAAATCTCCTTGTTATACTGCGAACGATGAACCACAACCACACTTACTGGTTGAGTTCGGATTTTCAATCACAAAATTAGACCCACCCAATTCTTGTTTGAATTTGAGTATGGCACCAGTTAAATACTGCATTGAAATAGCATCAACTAAAACACCTACCTTGTCACTAATTACAAAACTAAAATCATCATCATTTTCTTCATTATCCCATGTAAATCCATATTGAAAGCCTGAACAACCACCACCTTGCACGAATATTCTCATTCCTCTAATGGTTGAATCATTTTCATCAATATATAAATCATTTATTTTGTCTTTTGCTGATTTCTCTATTGTTATCATATTAGTTACACCATGATTGTTTAGCTTCGCCATAGTATTCACGAGCATAACCATTTTGAATTAGTAATGCTCTGAGTGATTGGCCATCCAATATAATATCACCCAGCACACGGCCACCATACTTGTCCCATGACATGATAGTAACCAATCT